ATTACTGCGGCTCTTACAGGGAATGCTTCAACAGCTACCGTTCTGCAAACCGCCCGTACAATCAACGGCGTGTCGTTTAATGGTAGTGCAAATATTACTGTAGCTGACGCGACTAAGCTGCCTCTCACTGGCGGGACGTTGAGTGGTAATTTAGTTGCAGGTAGTACATCAAAAACTTCAAATACAGTTATTGCAGCATTAGCTGGGGACAGCTATATAACAGGCTTTGAGGCTTACGGAGCTTCACAAGGCACTGGATACACTTATGTTGGCCAAAGCGCGTTTAGTAGTGGTTATGGCGGGGGCATGTTCTATAACGGCGACGGCTCACCTGCCTTTGCTAGTGGGGAAACAGCCGATTATGTTGGCTTTTATAGAATGTCTGCGGGGGCTAAAACCGTAGTTTTCGACTACAACTACAACAATTCTACCGTCCGTTTTAAAAGCGATATAACTGTTGCAGGAAATATAAGTGTTACCGGAACTGTAGATGGGCGCGACGTTGCTGCTGACGGCACTAAACTTGACGGTATTGCTGCTGGCGCTCAAACGGGAACAGTAACAAGCGTTACAGGTGGTTCTTACTTAACGGGCGGCACAATAACAACTACTGGAACTCTAGCTGTTGACGCCACAACAACAGCCACCGCAAGTAAGATTGTTGCGCGTAACAGCAGCGGATATGTGTTTGCTACGTACTACAACTCTGCCGGAACATTCTCTACTACCGGCCTTACTTCTGGAATGGCTCGATTTACGGGCACCAACGGCTCGGACACTTACGGTCGCTCATACTCGGCTCAAGCTGCCGCGACCCTTTTGTCTGGTTCTACAATGAACATTGTGGGCAGCTCAAGCTCCACCACAGGAAACGCCGCTACTGCCACTGTTCTGCAAACCGCCCGCACAATCAACGGCGTGTCATTTAATGGCTCTGCGAATATCACCGTAGCGGACGCGACTAAGCTGCCTCTCACTGGCGGTACAATTTCTGGCACGCTCACTATGTCGCAGGATGGGCAGGATGTATTAAACTTTTCTGCAAATGACACTAATGATGCTCGCGGTATAGCTTTTAATAGTCGCACTGCTCTTAGCGCCGACTATAATGATGGTTGGCTGCGGTTAAATCAGCTTTCAGAGTTTACCAATGGGGTCTATACCCCATCTAGTATAAGAGCAGATGGAGGTTTCGTCGGTAACGCCACAACTGCTACTACTCTACAAACAGCCCGTACAATCAACGGTGTTTCTTTTGACGGCTCCGCAAATATTACCGTAGCTGACGCGACTAAGCTGCCTCTGACTGGCGGTACGTTGACGGGTGGTTTAACCGGAACAACAGCCAACTTTAGCACTTCAGCCACTATCGACGGGATTCTTCTGCGAGACAGCACAAACCGCTCTGGTTTGCTTGAGGTTTCCTCTGGAGGCACATGGGAAGGCTTTGCTATCGCCCCAACAGGGACTTCTCATTGGTCAATCATGGGCGACCAAGATGACTTCGGCCTTTATGACGATGTTAATAATGAGTGGATACTTTTTTACAATGAAAATAGCAGCCTTAATCTTTACCATAACGGAAGCGTCAAGTTAGCTACTAGCAGTACGGGCGTAACCATAACAGGCACAGCGACAGCCACTACGTTCTCGGGCGCTCTGTCTGGTAACGCTACTACTGCTACCGGACTAAGCGCAACTCTCGCGGTAGCTAGTGGGGGTACAGGAGCTACTACACTTACTGCCAACAACGTACTGCTAGGTAACGGAACTTCTGCGGTACAAGCAGTAGCACCCGGCACTTCAGGTAACGTACTTACTTCAGATGGTACAACGTGGACTTCTGCGCCAGCTTCGGGCGGGGGAAGTAGTTTAGACGGATACACAAACGACGCAGTTACCGCTCCAAATTGTTCAACAGCGCTTGGCAATCTGGCAGGCGGAGCCAGCACGGCTACGGGGGTTACGTCCGTAGGTTTTTCAGCGTCGGGGGGCACTACAGGAACAACAAATTCGAATAGTGTTCTTGTAGGCAACAAAGCCGGTTTTTGCGCTTTTGGCTGTCAGAACGTTGGTATCGGTCTTTGCGCGATATTCAACGGGGTAACTACTTCATCTATCCGTAACGTCGCCGTAGGTTCGTACGCAATGTCTCGCGCATCCTCTTATGTGGGATCATGTAATGTAGCTATTGGGTTTATGTCTGCAAGGTGCATGAGTAGCGCGTTTGGTAGTGTATCTATCGGTTATTGTACTTTGTTTTGCACTACTAGTGGGCACAGTAACGTCGCAATTGGCAGTAATGCGCTACAGTGCAACACTACCGGCGACTACAACGTTGGAATCGGCTCCTCTGCTCTCTGCAAAATGACAACGGGAAATGATAATATAGGAATAGGTAGACTTGCTCTAGGCTGTACAAGCTTATCTCCTAATAGCTATAACGTTGCCATAGGTTACTTTGCGGGGATGAAGGTTTCATCTGGTGGTAGCAACACCATGGTAGGCGGCGCTGCCGGTTGCGGCATTCAAGCAGGCTGCAATAATACTGCAATTGGCGTCCGTGCTATGGGCAGTGGCAATTGCAGTGGCTGTTATAATGTTGGTGTAGGTGTGTACGCGGGGTCTAGCTGTATCACCTCGGTTAGGTCGGGCTGCAATAATGTCGCAATCGGGTTGAACGCTGGCAGGTGCTGGTCTGTGACCTCGCCGATGTTTTCTTGTCGTGGGTTTGTAGACATGGGCACCCCCACTACTTTGTGTCACCACATTATAATGGGGAATGTAGCCCATACTTGCGCGATGATCCAAATAGGTTGGACCACAGTGTCCGACTGCCGTGACAAGTCTTGTTTTAAAGAAGTTCCCCACGGTTTAGATTTTGTAAACGCATTAAAACCTACAGAGTACCAGTTTAAAAAATCAAGAGATTCTGAAGAAACCGACGGCGTAACACGCTACGGATTTTTAGCCCAAGATGTAATTGCATTAGAGGGCGATTCTCCTGTTGTGGCGAGTGCGACTGACCCCGATAAACTAAAATATACAGAAGCGCATATGGTTCCCATTTTGGTTAAAGCGATTCAAGAGCTGTCAGCGGAAGTAAAACGTCTAAAAGAAAGCTAAAAGGAGAAAGTAATGGAAGAAGACGTAATAGACTACGCAAGCACATACGATAATGCTATAGCTTCTGTGAATTTTTTAAGCAATACGCAGCCCGAGGATTGCTCCGATGAAGACTGGCAAAGACGTATACAAGCCAATCTTGAACATTTGATTGTAGAAGTAGAACGAGAGTGGCCGGAAGAATTTGATTTAACGCCTATTCACGCAGCTATTGCGGCTAACGAAAGCTAACGTAACATTTAATCGTAACCTATGTTGACGCCACCATAGGCTGGAGTGTGTAAGGGAGGAGCGTCGTGCTAGGTTTTAATCCTTTAGCTTCAGCCCCCCTAGCTGACGACGGAAATGTTAATGTAAGCATTAGCGTAACTGGAGTTCAGGGCGCAGGCGCGCTTGGTACGGCGGCTGTATACGCAGAAGCCATAGTCTCAACCACGGGCGTCCAAGGCGCAGGCGCGGTAGGCAGTATTGCAGTAGAAGCCGGTGCCACTACTTCGGTTACAGGCGTTCAGGCCACGGGTAATACTGGCTCCGTAATAATTGATCTACGTACCCTAGTGGATGTTACCGGCGTAGAGGGTACGGGTCAGGTAGGCACTGTCGTCACTGCCGCTGCCGCACTGGTTGACGTAACCGGGGTAGAAGGCACAGCGGTCCTTGGCAATGTAGCCGCCGAAGCGGACGGGTCGGTTGAAGCTCTAGGTAATGCCGCCACAGGCGAAACAGGTACTGTTGCTGTAATAGGCGAAGCGGTCGTTGCCGTTACGGGGGTCCAAGGTACTACTGAGCTGGGCACTGCCGCCGTAGAAGCCGACGCTATTGTCCCTGTTACTGGGGTAGAAGCCACGGGCGCTACGGGAAGCGTTACGGTAGAAGCAGATGCCGACGTAGCCACCACGGGCCTAGAAGCCACGGGCGCAGTAGGTACGGTAGAGATCCAAGCCGCCGCCGTTGTCAATGTTACCGGTGTAGCGGGCACTACTGCACTGGGTGAAGAAACGGTAAGTGCAGACGCTACGGTATACGCCAATGGCGTACAGGGCACCACCGCTCTAGGCACTGCCGCAGTAGAAGCCGATGCTAACGCCTCTGTTACTGGCGTAGAAGCTACAGCAAGTGTTGGTTCGGTTACTGTAGAAGAAAGCGTTGCCTTCCTTGTTAGTGGAGTGGCGGGCACTACCGCACTAGGCACTGCCGCAGTAGAAGCTGACGCTAATGTAAATGTTACGGGGGTTGAGGGTACTGCTCAATTAGGCACAGTAAGCCTAATAACGAACAACATAATCGACGTTACCGGCCTCCAAGCCACTGCCCAACTCGGTACGCCTACGGTAAAAGCCGATGCAAACGTAAATGTTACGGGTGTACAGGCCACCACAGCAATAGGCAATACTACCCAAACGGGCACAGCTAAAGTATACCCACTAGGCGTACAGGGCACAGGCTTAGTGGGTAATGTGTTAGTATGGGGCCAGATTGTACCGGATCAAAACGCAGGCTGGGTAGATGTAGACGATAGCCAAACACCGGGTTGGTCCGAAGTAGACGCCAGCCAAACTCCTAATTGGACGGAAATAGCAGCATGAAAATAGTAAACGAAGCAGTAGAAAATTTAGACGCCATCGACCCAAAGCACGAAATTGAGGTTGTCTGTGGTAATTGCGGTTACGATCTTGACGAATCTGAGCTATCAGCCGATACTTGTTCTGATTGCGGTGAACCACTAAATTTACGCCAGAATACAACCATTTACGCCACAACTGTCCCTGCTGCTGGCGGCAGCACACTAGTATAAATATTGGAGAAGCCCGATGGCGACTTATGTAAACAATCTCCGGCTCAAAGAGATCACCACGGGTGACGAGGACGGCACTTGGGGCACCAGTACCAATACTAACCTTGAGCTTATCGCCGACGGTTTTAGTTACGGCACAAAGGAAATCGCCGCTGACGCCAACGAAACCTTTACCATGCCAGACGCCACAGCAGATGCCACGCGCTCACTGTACCTTAAATTCACTTCGGCGGTGGACCTAACAGCAACTCGTGAGATCACACTTGGGCCAAACACGGTATCTAAGACGTGGATCATTGAAAACGCCACCAGCGGCAGTCAGATCATTACGATCAAGCAGGGTTCTGGTGCTACGGTAGATGTTGCCAATGGCAGTAAAGTCATGATTGTAACCGACGGTGCGGGCGCAGGAGCTGCGGTTCTTAACGCTAACCCAACCGAAGTCGGCGGTACGGTAACAAGTGTAGGTGGTACGGGCACAGTACAGGGCTTAACCCTAACCGGCACGGTAACTACCTCTGGCGATCTCACTCTTGGCGGCTCGCTGTCTGACGTAGACCTCACTTCGCAAGTCACGGGCACTCTTCCAGTCGCCAACGGTGGTACGGGGGTAACTACTTCTACAGGCACAGGCGACGTTGTGCTAAGCACCAGCCCTGCTCTTACTACACCGGATTTAGGTACTCCTTCTGCGGCAACGCTAACCAACGCTACAGGGCTTCCCATAGTCGCTGGAACTACCGGCACACTGCCTATAAACCGAGGCGGTACTAACGCTACGACCGCCGAAGGCGCGTTGACGAGTCTTGGTCTTACAGCCACAGCCGCAGAAATAAACACTCTGGATGGTATAACTGCTACCACTACCGAGCTTAACTACACCGACGGCGTTACTAGCAACATCCAAACGCAGCTAGATGCTAAAGGCGTAGGCTCTGTAACAAGTGTAGGGGGCACAGGTACGGTTAACGGGCTGTCTCTTAGCGGCACTGTTACTAGTTCTGGCAACCTAACTCTAGGCGGCACTCTAGCTATAAACAACGCCGACTGGTCCGGTGCTGATCTATCCTTAGCTAACGGTGGTACGGGGGCTTCACTTACTGACCCTGCTGCGGACCGTATTCTATTCTGGGATGACTCGGCGAATGCAGTAACTTGGCTAACCGCAGGCACGGGCCTGAGCATATCAGGAACTACTATTTCTGCTACAAACAACGGTACGGTTACTAGTGTGGCAGTTTCTGGCGGGACTACGGGTTTAACTACTTCTGGTGGCCCTATAACAAGCTCTGGCACAATAACACTGGCGGGCACACTTGCTGTTACTAACGGCGGTACAGGAGCCGCTACTCTTACTGCTAATAATGTTCTTTTAGGCAACGGCACTTCCGCACTACAAGAAGTAGCGCCCGGCACTTCGGGTAACGTCCTTACTTCTAACGGCACCACTTGGACTTCTGCGGCCGCGGCAGGCGGACTTACCGGGGTAACAGATTCTGCGACTCCGTTCTTAACGGCTTTGGGTAGCAGTGCGGGTAGTAACATTACTGGTACAAATAACGTAGCTATAGGCTATGAAGCGCTTTGTGCCGCTACCAACACCTCTTCGAACACGGCGGTTGGAGCTTGTTCGTTGTTTTGTCTTGTCGACACTACCGCTGGGCTGACGGCGTTTGGTTTTTGTGCTATGGCCCGTGCTACCGGGGCGAGTAGTGCAGCCTTTGGGTACTGCGCTTTTTCGAAGGGAAACTCTGGTATTTCTAACGCGGCGTTTGGTAGTAACGCTCTTGGTAATGCGTCGGGTGTCAGCTACAATTCTGCTTTTGGTTACGGAGCTTTGAGGAATGTTGTTTCCCCCATCGCAAATACAGCAGTTGGGGGGCAAGCTGCTTGCACTACAACTACAGGCGAACGTAACACAGCGGTTGGGAACTCGGCACTCAGCCGAAACTCTATTGGTTCTCACAATGTTGCTCTAGGCGATAATGCACTTCAGAGCGCCACTTGCGGTTGCAACAATATCGCTATAGGAGAGAACTCCGGGTCAACTACTGCGATCCCCTCTGCCCCACTCGGTTTTAATTGTATAACTACTGAATGCAACCGAATTACTATGGGCAATGACTCACATGACTGCGCCCTTATTAAAATCGCGTGGACTGTAGTGTCTGATTGCCGCGATAAAACGTGCTTTAAAGAAGTACCTCACGGCATAGACTTTGTTCGAGCGTTAAAACCAACAGAATACCAATTTAAGAAAAAGCGAGACCTTGACGAGCCTGATGGGGTAAAGCGTTATGGCTTTTTAGCTCAAGATATAATGGCGTTAGAGGGAGAAGACCCTGTTGTGGCAAGTGCCGATGACCCAGATAAGTTGAAATACATAGAAGCACATATGGTACCTATTTTGGTTAACGCAATTAAAGATTTAGCCGACGAGGTTGAGAAAATAAAAGACCTTATAAATAAAATGTGAGGAAAGTTTATGTCAATTGGAGTAGAACATACCGAGCCAACTATAGATACGCACTATAGTCGGGCAATGGACGTCGTAAACCTATTGAACGCGGGGCAACGGGACTTACCAGATGACTACTGGTTAGACCTCGTTCAACGTAACGTAAGCGCTCTTAATCTTTTTTTAACGGATTATGATTGGCCTGAAGAGTTTGATTTGACTCCTATTGAAGCCGCTATTGCCGCTAACCAAAATTAAAAAGGTAAAAATATAAATGCTCAATACATACGTTGTCGAAGGTGGGATAGGCAAATGTACGGCTTTTACAGCTTTAGTGCCAAAACTTAAAGAGAAAGCAGGGCAAGGTATACAGGTATACACGCCATATATCGACACTTGTGCTTTCAACCCGGATATAGCGATGGGGTATGAACAGACCATACCTCTTCATGACGAAAGAATACTAGCTTCGGACAATATTCTTTATTGCGAGCCGTATAAGAGCAATTTTATTCTCGGTAAGCAGCATATTATTGAGTCGTTCTGCGAACACTTTGGGGTTGAGTATGACCCTAGCATGAAGCCAAAAATGTATACGGACCATCTAAAAGACCGTGCCGCAGCAATGCTAAAAAAGCTAGGTATCACAGGAAAGTACATGCTAGTGCAGTTTTCGGGAGGGCAAGCGCCCATTGGGTTTAACCCCCAAAACCCGTACACCAGCATAGACCCTAGCCGAAACTACCCGCACTACATGGCGCAGGAAGTTATAAACAAATTAAAGGCAGAGTTTCCAGATGTCACGATAATCGACACTACTTTGCCTAACGAACCCGCCTACGAAGGCACTGTAAAATTTGAAGAGCACTGGGCCGTAATACACGAGGTCTTAAAGAACGCAGAAGGGTTTATTGGTATAGATTCTTGCGTAAATCACTTTTCACCGAGTGCTAAGACTAAAGGCGTAGTGCTATGGGGGTCTACAAGGTGGACTCAGTTTGGTTACGAGCAAAATACTAACTTGCAATACCACATGGGTAGTGAGTGGGACGAAAGTAAATTTAAACCGCAAGACCCTAGAAACCTGCTTGTTGACCCCGATGTTGTGGTTGACGCATACAAAAACCTATAGGAGAAATCTAATGAGTAAAGACAACAAAGCTCAGATGATTACGATTGACGAAGTAGAGTACGACACCGCTGATTTCACGGAGCAGCAAGTAGTCATAACCAACCACTGTTTAGATTTGGACAGGAAGATAGCTAACATGAACTTTCAGTTACAGCAGTTACAGGTGGGTAAGGACTCGTTCTTTAAGCTCTTGAAAGACTCTTTAGAGACTGTAGAGACTGTAGAGGCTGTGGAAGAGTAGTTTAATAAAGCAGTAGGAGTGACGATGAGATGACCGAAGCAGAGATCAAGATACTTGTGCAGCAAGCTGCTGAACTGGGTGCCCGAAAAGCCTTGCGAGACATAGGCTTACACGATGACGGCGCGATGTCCGATGTGCATGAGCTGCGCGGTCTTCTTGACTCTTGGCGGAATGCGAAGCGTACGGTGGGTAAAACGATCGTACAGACCTTCACTACCCTACTGCTTGGCGCGTTGATCGCGGGGTCTTATCTTAAGCTTACCGGCAACGGGGAATAGGGCCTAAAGAGTATGGTAAATGACGCACTTGTTCTTACTTATGGTCCTAGTCAACGGGCAGGTGCAGTCGCAAGACATGTACTTCTATGACGTACACCGGTGTAATTATTTTGCAAACGCAATAGTTAAAGGCAAGGCAGAACGAACGCTCAACTACGAGCCTAGAAAAATTGCCCTCGCTGCTTACTGTTTACCTAGGGTAGCGGACCCAGACAAAGTGAGGGTGTACTGATGGACCCAATGACTATAAGCGCTTGCATAGCAGGCGCAAGCCGTGCCTATAACATGGTCGCCAAGGCAGTTAATGCAGGGCGCGAAATAGAAGACACGGCCCAGTATATAGGTAAGTTCTTCGACTCTAAGGAGAAAATCCTAGAGATTGAGAAAGAAAACCAGCACGGACCTAAGTTTCTGCGCGGCTCGTCGGTAGAGGCCCAAGCCTTAGAAATACAGATGGCTAAGCACAAGACGGCCCAGATGGAGGCGCAGCTTAGGGAAATCATTGTACTGTATGGACCGGGCGAAGCATTCTACAACGAGATGATGAAGACACGGCGCACGATACGCGCACAGCGCCTAGCCGCAGCAGAAGCTAGGGCAAAGAAAAAACGTATGTTAATAGACGGTAGTTTAATGCTAAGCATGTTTGCAGTTACCGCGGCGTTTGTAGGGTGGTCGATTAACTTAGTTATAGGAGCTAGATAATGAATTTATTTAAAACCGTAGGGAAAATAGCAAAGTCTAAAGTAATGGACTTAACTGAAGTGCAGGCGGGGTGGGTAACTGTTGTGCTTCTCTTCGCTATCATTGTTTTGGCGGCAACGTAAATGTTAGCCATGTTAGGTTCTTTGGTAGGACCAATTTCTGAGCTGCTGGATAAAGCGATTCCTGATAGAGACCTTAAGGAAAAGCTAGCGCATGACATAGCCACTATGGCGGAGCGGCACACCCACGAACAAGTACAGGCCCAACTCGAGATCAACAAAACCGAGGCGGCGCATAAAAATCTGTTTGTGGCGGGGTGGCGCCCCGCTTGTGGATGGGTGTGCGTGCTTGGCATGGCGGGTAATTTTCTGGTAATTCCTTTAGCAAACATGACGTTAGAGTTGCTAGAAACCGGAGTGGTGGTCCCTATGATTGACCTCGCCACTATGCTACCGGTGCTTATGGGCATGCTGGGGTTGGGCGGGTTACGTACGCTCGAAAAGGTAAAAGGCGCACAGAAGAATCACTAATGGCAATATCATTTAAGTATTTTAAGCTAGAAGAGTTCAGTTGCCGCCATACCGGCAAGAACGAGATGGACCTGCGTTTTATCGAAAGGCTTGATATACTGCGTGCTAAGTGCGGGTTTTCGTTTACAATTACTAGTGGCTACCGCGATCCAAGCCACCCCGAGGAAGCCAAGAAGGCCAAGCCGGGAACCCACTCTCAAGGCATCGCTGCGGACATACAGATAACTAACGGGGCGGACAGGCACAAGATTGTCCAAGAAGCCCTCTTACTGGGATTTACAGGCATCGGGGTAGCGAAGACCTTCGTGCATGTGGACCTTCGGGATACTACACCCGTGCTATGGACGTACTAAATGCCACTACAAAAGCTACAGCTCAAGCCGGGCGTTGACCGCGAGAATACACGCTACGCAGCCGAAGGCAGTTGGTACGAGACCGACAAAGTGCGGTTCAGACGGGGTATGCCTCAGAAGATCGGTGGGTGGGTGCGCCTGTCTAACCAGTCTTTCCTTGGTATATGCCGGTCTATGCTCAACTGGATTACGCTCGGCGGGCAAAACCTCGTCTCTGTGGGTACAAACCTAAAGTACTATTTAGAGCGCGGTGGAGCGTACTATGACATAACGCCTATCCGCTCAACTGTTGCTCTGACCGATCCTTTTACTACCACCTCCGGCTCTGCCACTGTGCTTGTTACTGATACCGCCCACGGAGCGCTTGAGGGCGACTTTGTTACGTTTAGTGGGGCTACTGCGGTTGGGGGGCTTACCCTGAACAACGAGTACCAGATCAGTCTGATTGACTCGGACTCCTACAACATTACTGCCGAGACTACGGCCTCTTCAAGCGCAACCGGTGGGGGTAGTGTCACTGCTGCCTACCAAGTAAACACAGGCTCTGAGATTGCTGTGCCGTTTACTGGGTGGGGTGGGGGTACTTGGGGTGCAAGTACGTGGGGCTTTGGCGGCACTACAGACTCCCCTATTCGGCTTTGGAGCCAAGCTAACTTCGGTGAGGATTTGTTCTTTGCTTATCGGGGCAGTGAGCCTTATTACTGGGATGCGAGCAGTGGGGTAACCGCCCGAGCAGTGCCTGTGTCCTCGCTGGCTGGTGCGTCAGACGTTCCTACCGTAGTTAACAAGGCGTTTGTATCGGACATCTTCCGGTTTGCGTTCTGCTTCGGTGCAAACGATTTTGGCTCTAGCGCCCTTGACCCGATGCTTATCCGTTGGTCTGACCAAGAAGACGTAACTAACTGGACGCCTGAAGCCGTTAACCAAGCAGGTAGCCTGCGTTTATCCCGTGGTAGTGAGATCATTACCGCCACACAAGCACGTCAAGAAATACTGATCTGGACTGACACCGCCCTGTACGGCATGCAATATTTGGGGGCACCGGAAGTGTGGGGTGCGCAGTTACTAGGCGACAATATTACTTTAGCTAGCCCTAACGCCACGGTGTATTCCGGCAACATCGCTTATTGGATGGGTACGGATAAGTTCTACATCTACGACGGTACGGTTAAGACGCTGCCTTGTGCGGTGCGCAGCTACGTGTTTAATGACTTTAACTCCTCTCAGTACAACCAAGTTATTGCGGGTACTAACGAGCGGTTCGACGAGATTTGGTGGTTTTACTGTTCTGCGGAGTCTACGCAGAATGACCGCTACGTGGTGTACAACTACATGCAAGACATTTGGTACTACGGCACGCTATCGCGCAGTGCTTGGATCGACGCTGATCTGAGAGAAAACCCGCTGGCGGCTACGTACAGCAACAACTTGGTTAACCACGAAGTGGGCTACGACTGCCAAGAAACTACTACGCCGTTCCCGATTACAGCGACTCTTGTGTCCTCTGAGTTTGACTTGGACGACGGCGATAAGTTTATGTTTATTAGGCGTATGTTACCGGACGTAACGTTTGATGGGTCTACCGCGGATAATCCGGCGGCTATTATGACGCTGCTGCCTTTAGAGAACTCTGGTTCTGGGTACAATAACCCCACGTCAGAGGGCGGAGTAGATAACGCAAGTGTCGTACGCAGTACCACAGTACCTATCGAGCAGTTCACAGGGCAGGTTTATGTGCGAGTACGTGGCAGGCAGATGGCGTTTAAGATTGAGTCCACTGCGCTTGGTGTGGCTTGGAAGCTGGGTATTCCCCGACTGGATATGCGCCCTGACGGCAGGAGGGGCTAGTGGCACAAGAAAGGCTCGTACAGAAGGTCCAAGTACCTGCGCTGCCGATACCCAAGGACAGCCCGCTTAAACAGTATCTGGACGACCTGAACAACATCTTGCGCCTGTTTTTTAACCTGCTGGCTAACGCGGTTAACAACGTATTTGGGGAGCTTGGTGGGCGGTTCTTGGATGTGCCTAATGCGCTATACTTCTCTACAGCAGATCAGCCTATAGCGGTGGTAGACACGCCGCAGGTAGTTACGTTTAACCAGACTTACTTAGAAAGCGGGTTTTCTATTAACGGAGCTAGCAATAGCCAGATAACTGCAACGTATTCAGGGGTTTACAACTTTCAGTTTATTGGGCAGCTATCTAGTGGCTCGGCCTCTGCTAAAAATATATACCTGTGGATTACGCGTAACGGCACTGATCTGGGGTATACAGCACGGGAATTTGTGTTATCGGGTTCTGGCGAGATAGACGAAGTAATTTGGAACTTTAATCTGGATTTGGCTGCTGGTGAATACGTTGAGATGGCGTGGGTTTCTGATGATATAGATGTGACTATGGCCACTGTGGCCCCCGCTGTGTCTCCTGCAACCCCACATCCGGGCGTAACGTCTGCGGTACTGACAGTTAACTTTATTTCGGCGCTTCCTGAAACGCGCCCAACACCTCCGTAGGGTAGATATGGCAGCTGCCGAAGACAAAGTACTAGCGTTTTTAGCTAATAATCCCGACGCATCGCTGGAAGAAATTTCTAACGTGATTGTTGCCTATGGAGCAGATTTAGATACCGTAGCCGACATGGCAGGGATTCCACGGGCGGAGGCTCAGGCGGCTTTTGCCCCTACTGCCCCTGTGTACGGCCCCGAACCTGCGCCGGTAGAAGACTTGTTTAGTGGTGTCTCGGAAGAAGGAGGCTTTGACCAGTCAGAAATAGACTTAGTATCTGAGCTTATTAACTCAGGGCAAACTACCGTAGAAGAAGTATCAGAAACATTTAATGTGCCCCAAGACGTGGTTGAGGAAGTTTACGCTGCCTACGAGCCACCCCCCGTGCTTACAGTAGCGCCACCGGCTCCTGCGTCAACGCCGCCTCAACCTGAAGAGGAAGATGACCCCTTAGCTTTTTTACAGGACTTAAACACCGCACAGTACATCGGCGAAACTGTAGTTGATCTTTTTGGTAACACAGCGGGCGCTCCAATCGGCACAACCCCCGGCATAAACCCCAATGCCCCCTCTCCTTATGCAACCAACCTACAGGGCGACGAAGGGCAAAGCACAGGGGATTTGGCTAACACTGCGGGTGCAGCGTACAACACCGCGAACAACATAGCTAAGGCTAAAGAAGGTCTTGATCTTATAGAGGCGTCTAAAACTATAGGGGACACAGCAGAAGCCACAAAAATGGCAGCGGCGGGGGAAAACATATTTGCTGGTAGCGTAGGCAGTATTGTTGCTGCGGCTGGGGGTAAAGAATCTTGGGAGGAGTCTGCCGGGCTTGCGCTACTTACCAAAATTGCCGGGGCAAACCCCGCTACAGCCCCTTTTGTTTTGGCCTATCGTATACTCGATGCCATGGACTTGTTTGGTGGGGGCGGGTTAAAAGAAACCCCCATGACACCCGAAGAAAGGGAGTTAAACGACGCTGCTGCAAAAGTAAACAGAGCTTTAGGCTTGGCAGAACAAGCCAACCTAGGCGGAGGGGATTCGGAAGGCATGTCCCCAGACTTTTACCTTTTAGACGCTTATGACGCTGTTAAAGCGCTCCCAGATTCTGATTTAGAGTTTTTTGGCGATACCAAAGAGCGGCTTTTAGCTAGTCTGGTGAGTGCGGGTCTTGAATCCTCTACGTCTTCACAAGGGGTTACGGGCAAATGGTATGACCCCGACACTGGGGAAGAGTTACCTGATTTTGACCCCGTTACTGGCAAAGGTATGGGGACTTTGTTTCCTATTTTTAAGCCAGACCCAGTGCAAACCGAAGCTGGCGGTGGTGGCGGTGGTGGCGGTGGTGGCGGTGGTGGCGGTGGGGACCCTGCTCAAGCTGCTGCCGATACTGCTGCCGCTGAGGCCGAACAAGCTACGTGGGAAGAGTTTCTTAACGCCGTATTCGACCTGCCGGGGGCAGGAAATTTAGCGCCGGGTGCTACGGCAGAAGACTTTTATGATGCAGAAGACAGAGACATATTACTGGAGCAGCTTGAAGAGGCTATAGCAACCGAACCGGACCCCGGATTAAAAGCAGCGCTGCTAAAAGAATTATATAATTATCGACAGCTAGATATACCCGCCGATGTCGTTGCAGAAATAGAGGCTTTAGAAGCAGAAGCAAAAAGAGCGGCTGAAGCTGCGACCGATGCCGGTACTGGAGGAGACGGTACAGGTGATCTAGTTAGCACGGGAGAACTAGCGGACCCCGGAAACACTCTTGTACTCGGCACTTCGGACGCTGATTTAGGCGGTAATATAGACGGCGACGGAGGAGAGGTAGAAAACGTAGTAAACGTCGGCGATTTAGACGTGGTTGATGTATTAACAGACGATAATAAATGGTGGTTAGAGCCTGATGCGGTGGGGCCGTTTACTGACGAGCAACTTAAAGATAGACAAGACGCTGCGGATGCAGCCGCTGCCGTTTTAGAAACTGTAGGCGGTGGGGTCGGAGGAGACGGCGGTGCCGAAACTGAGACGGAGACTGAGACCGAAACAGAAACTGAGACCGAAACTGAGACCGAAACTGAGACCGGCTGCCCTGTTGGTTCAGGTAAGGTAGAAGACGGAACAGGCAACTGTGTTTGCCCAGAGGGTATGGTTGAGAATTCGCAGGGTGTTTGCGAAATAGACGTATCTTTAGACTTAGACATAGTAGATATAGTTGACATCCTTACTGGCGGTACAGACACAGAGACCGAAACCGAGACCGAAACCGAGACCGAAACCGAAACCGAGACCGACTGCCCAGCTGGCTCGGGCAAAGAAAAAGATATTTTAGGCAATTGCGTCTGCCCAGAAGGTACAGCTGAGAATGAGCTAGGTGTTTGCGAAGGCATAGGTGGCGGTGACGGTGACGGTGACGGTGACGGTGAAGAGGGCACAGATGACTGCCCAGCCGGCTCGGGCAAAGAAAAAGATATTTTAGGCAATTGTGTCTGCCCAGAAGGTACGGCTGAGAATGCGCTAGGTGTTTGCGAAGGCGTAGGCCCCGGAACTGGGGCGGGCGAATGCCCAGCTGGCTCGGGCAAAGAGAAAGATATTTTAGGCAATTGTGTCTGCCCAGAAGGTACGGCTGAGAATGCGCTAGGTGTTTGCGAAGGCGTAGGCCCCGGAACTGGGGCGGGTGATTGCACGGGTGGCAAGACTAAAGACCCGATAACCGCTGAATGTGTCTGCCCAGAAGGTACAACCGAGAACGCCCAAGGCGTTTGTGAAGGCCCCGGAACGGGTGGCGGCCAGTGCACGGGCGGCAAGACTAAAGATTTTGCGGGTAATTGTGTTTGCCCAGAGGGTACCGAGGACGTAGATGGGCAGTGTGTGGGCACAGGCGGCGGGGAGTGCCCAGAAGGAACAGAAAACATTGCCGGTGTTTGTGTGCCTATTGAGGAAGAAGCGAGTGGGGTTCCGTTGTTCGGTGTAAGAACCAAACCGGGTGAGAAAGTAGACCTCGGCCCTCTGTACGACATAAGCGGGCCTAGCATTTTCCAACAACCTAGGGGCGACGAAGACGACGAGTTTCTAAATTCTATAGGTATGTATTCCCCCTACGCAGAAGGTGGTATAGTGCAGGATTATGATATTGAAGAACTTATTAGGCTCTTAGAGAGCGGACGAGGCTGATATGGCAGAAGTATATGACTTAAAAGACGCATATATTCCAAGATTTAGAGCGGAGCGTGAGGCTGTGCCGAGCACGTATGCTCCCGATCGTCGTCCGGGCAGTAGTGGGCAACGCTATTTTAGCGACATGATCTACGCTAACCCCCAAATGGCGCCTAAAATTTTTGACCCCGAAGACGAGCGTTATGAGACACAAGCCGACTATGACGCGCGCTTTGACCGCTCTATGGACGCTGCTATTGACACCGCACGAGCAACGAACAGGCAGCAGGTAGCCGGACTGCAAGCACTTAACTTAGCTAATCCTGCTAGGCAACAGCGCCCCGTACTCTCGCAACCCTCCACTCCCCCCACTTCTTCTGCAAACCGTTTTTTCAGCCCAGAAAGTGGTGGGGGCCTTGCGGATTTCTTGGACACGCAAAAAAATCTAGTAGCTGAAGCGAGCCGACGCCTTCCTATAGGTATGGAGGTAGCCCCCGCACAAAGAAATGTTTTGGGGACTCTGTCTAGTTTATCTAACGAAGATATAGGGAAGCTACTCAACATGGGTGTGTTTACTCCTGAGACTGCGGCGCAGTTCTACCAAAGCCGGTATCCGGGCTTAACCGCCGAACAGGTACAAGAAGCGCTAGATCAGTACGGTTACGCCCAAGGCGGCCTTGCTAGTGTTGCACCAAAAGGCATGTACTTAGGCGGAAGTACCGACGGTATGGCAGACCAGATTCCAGCAACGATAGATAATAACCAGCCCGCTGCCTTAAGCGACGGCGAGTTTGTCATTCCTGCTGACGTGGTAAGCCACTTAGGTAACGGTAATTCCGATGCCGGTGCACAACAGCTTTACGGTATGATGGATAAGATACGGAAAGCCCGCACTGGGACCAAAGAACAGGGGCGCCAGATTAACCCCCAAAAATTTTTAGCGTGAGGTAAGACACATGAGTGATCCAATAGGTCAACCCGCAAGTACCACAGAATCCCTATCCGGTTGGGCTGCACCCTACGTAACCGGAATGCTCGCTAAAGGCGAAGCTCTGTCTAATATGCCCTACCAAGCGTATTCAGGGCCCCTTACTGCGGGTCAGTCTGAACTGCAAACTAAAGCATTTCAAGGGCTTGCAGGTCTTACAGTGCCTACTGACCAAATGGGTGGGTTTACGCCTACCAGCTTTACCTCTGGTACTGCGGCGCAGGACTACATGTCTCCTTTTATTAGTGCTGCTTTAGAACCCCAGATGGCAGAAGCGCAGCGTCAGGCAGCGATACAGCGCGTACAGAATGCCTCCAGATTAGGTAAAGCGGGCGCTTTCGGTGGTGGTAGACAAGCTATTATGGAGTCTGAAGGTCAGCGCAACCTACTTAGAAACCTTGCCGACATATACGGTACGGGTATGCAGACTGCCTACACTCAAGGTATGGATCAGTTCAACCTCGAACAAGACCGCGCACGGCAAGCTCAAGAAATGACTAATAAATACGGATTAGAGGCTATCGCCGCCCAACAAAACGCCGGTGCTGTGCAACGTGGCATCGAGCAAGAGGGTATTGCGGCGGACTACGCTCAGTTTGTAGAAGAGCGAGACTTCCCATACAAGCAGGTGCAATATCAGCAGTCACTACTGCAAGACCTGCCTATTTCCGCTGCGCAAACAGAGTACATCGGGCCTAGTGAGTTGTCGCAGCTTCTTGCTGACGCGGGCGCTAGTGCTGACGTACTCGATCAGCTTAAAGACCTTTTCGATAAAATATTTTAAGATACTAGCTAAGAGATCAAAACCATGGCTTATGGAATCGCGCAAGAAATAGACCAGCTAAAAGACTTGAGTATTCAAGAGCTTATGCGTAGGCAGAGTGTAGACCCTCAGCTGGTTTATGCCATAGCACTGCAAGAAAAGCAGAAGATGGAAGCGGCTAAAGAGCGCCAAGCGGCCATGGGTATGCAGCCCCCAGAGGGCACCGTCGTAGGCCAGATGGAGCAAGACCTAGCTTCGCGCGTGGCCCCCGGAGTCCAGATGCAAGGACAGCGCAGTATGCCTGCCCCCCAACCACAAATGGCCCGAGGTATTTCTGCGGCTCCCGCTCCCAATATGGGAAGAGTAGGCATGGCGCAAGGCGGCATTGTGGGTTATGCACAAGGGGGCATGCCTAAAGTAGGTGCGAAGTCTAAGGGCCCTATTCCCCAACTGTCGCCCGAAGAAAATGCTCAGATGCTTAAGTACTTAGAAGGTCTTAAGAAGTTTGACTACTACGATAAGAACCCAGACAAAGTAAGCCCCGAAGGCCGAAAGGCTCTTGAGCTAGACAGGCAGATGTTTGAGGAGCAGTTTTCTAATGCGTTCAAGCAGAAAGTTAACGATATGATGTATGGCCCCTCCGAAGGCATGGCTATGGGTGGTCGGGTTAAGGGTTACGCCGGTCTTGATGGGTCTGTAGTTGAAGGAGAAGATGAGTTTACCATTGTGGCTAGAGGCCCTAACGGAGAACAGTACACGGCGGATGACGTACGTCTTCTAATGTCGCAAGGTGCCATAGTGCGAGAAGCGGACGAAACGCCAAGAGAATCAAGCTTATTGGATTACTTTAACCCAGACCCCGGAAACAAAACATATAACGAAATGCGTAGGAGGCGCGCTGCGGAACAAAAAGCTGAAGAACTACGTAGGGAACAAGAAAAAGAAGACCGCAGGGCACAACAAGCTATAGAGCAGGACTCGCGGCGACAAAACCGAGAAGAGCAGTTTAAAGAATTTGGCGACCGAGCGCGTGCCGGAATTAACGTGCCTTTAAACGCTATCGGGCAGTTTATAGAGGACCTACCGGGCGGCCTTAGTTCTTTAGCTACCGATTCTTTGAGTGGGGCAAGAGATTTAAGAGAGCGGTTAGAAAAGGTAGCGCAGGAGCGACAAGAAAGAGCGTTTGCTGACGAAACAGGCAAGATGCCACCTACCCGTGAACAAGCAGCTAAAGATATTTTCCAGCGCATTTTTGACGAGCGCGCTCGAGTTGAGCAGACCCTCCAAGACATAAAAGGCGGTGCCTCAGGCCAGCCACCGGCTGCGGGCGTAACCCAACAAGGCACGGGAACAGGGCAAACACCGGCGGCTAAAACCACTCCGCCTCCACAGACCCCACAATCACAAGGCAAAGTTGGGGGCATTCTTGACGGGCTAATAGGCTTGGGCCAAGTTTTGGGTCGGGGCGGAGGCGCATCTAAAGGCTTTGAAACCGCTAAAATCGCAGAGGAAGGGCGCAGAATACGCTCTGCCGAAGCTGATCGCCAAGCTAAGCAACAAGAGTTGGACGCCCGCTTAAAGGCTGCTTCTGACGTAGCTATGCAAGACAGGGCTATGGAGGCGCGACAAAACATACTGACGCGCATGGAAGTGGGCGACCTATCAGAAATTATAGCCAGAAAAGAAAAAGAGCTAGAGGACAAATACTCTAGCTTTGGTGGTCTTTATAGCAGCCCAAGAGACAAAGAAAACATAGCCTCTGAACTAGCAGCATTTAAGGAGGAGCTACTAAAGAAAACTTTGCGGGATGAACTAACCGCGTTAAATCAGTTTTCCGGTGTAGGCGGGCAGGCTGGAATAGGGGGTTCGCAAGGCATAGTAGAATATACTCAGCTACCAAACCAATAAACCTTATATGAGAACTGCGTAATGCCTATAGTTCGTGCGCCCGACGGGCAGCTTATTCGTTTCCCAGATGAAATGCCTTCGCAAGAAATACGCTCTCGTATTGAGGCGGCTTATCCCGGAGCCTATGCACAACCAGACCCCACCTTAGGCGACATCGCTAGCGCTGCTTATAGACGTGGTAGCACAAACCTAGAAGCGACTTTAAAGGACGACTTGCCCGCTTATTTAGCTTCTATATTCGGGGCGGATGAGTACGCAAAAGAACAGCTCGCCGAAGCAGATGAACGTCGTATGGCCGCTGCCATGCAAGACCCCGCTCAGTACGGGAGCTTTAAAGACGTAGAATCCTTAGGCGGAGCCGCTGGCTACGTCACAGAAAAGTTTATGGAAAACCTGCCTATTCTTGGCGGGTTAGGCGCGTCCGCAGTTACAGGTGCAGTAGCAGCTCCGCTTGCTGGTTTAGCCGCAGGCACAGGCGCCACCCTTGCGGGTGCGTTGGGTTCGTTCTCTCTTATGGCCCCAGAATCTTTTGCGGGGATTTATGAGGAAACTGGGAAAATAGAGCCGGTGGCTGCCACCATAGCCGGTGGGGTTAACTCGTTGCTTGAGCTTGCCGCCCCAGTACAGTTAGTGAAAAGCTTCAGCCCTAGCATGCGAAAAGCTGTGGTGGAAGCCGCACTTAAGAAGTCAGGTATGCAGCCCAGTATTGCCGCTAACGCCGCTAAGGGCGTAGTAAAAGGCGCAGCCACAGAGGGTCTAACTGAGGGTTCGCAAGAAGCGGTTAATATCGCAGCAGAAAGTTTTGTTGCCGAAAACGCTGACATCTTTACACCAGAAAACGTCAGCCGAGTGCTAGAGTCGGGCGTTGCCGGTCTTGCTGTTGGTCTGCCTCTTGGTGGTATAGGTGGCACAGGACGCGGGTTTACCGAAAGAGCCCAGTTCAGAAGAGAGCGCGCACAGGCCGAAGCCGCTGCCGCCGAACAAGCTGCTCCTGTTATAGACGAGCCGGTAGTAGCAGAAAAAGCCGCACCAGCGGTAGCCCCAGAAGCAGCGCCAGTAACCGAAGAGGCCGCACCAGAAGTAGCCCAAGAAGCAGCGCCAGTAGTTGAAGAGCCGCCAGCGCCTGAAGATATACCAGAACCAACTGTGGTAGGTAAAAAACCGCTCGTAACAGCAGCAGCTGCGCCTGTAGTTAAGGAAGCTGCGCCTGTAGTTAAGGAAGCTGCGCCTGTAATAGACGAAGAACTTGCGAGGCGGCCCTTCCAGACAGAAGAAACCCAAGATGAAGTAATGGCTGCCGCAGAAGAAGATATACCTGTGGACCGTCCGCTGTGGTCTAAAGACCTGCTTGGTTTCCTTACTGACGAGTACGAATTTACTGAAGCGGAACTTACACAGGTACAGAACTTTTCTGAGCCGGAGATGCGCGATTTCTTAGCGGAAGTTGAAGCGCGGGATAATTTAGTTTTTGACGGTCCTCTTGTCCAAGAAGAGATGATAGTACCTCAAGAGCCTGCGGCACCGGCTGCTGAACCTGTAGCAGAAACACAAGCTGAGGGCGTAGGCCAGCTTAAAGACCCTGAGCAAGCGAAAATAGTTTTTGACGAACTTGGTGTTAATGAAGAGCAAAGCTTTAACTTGCCCGACGAAGAGTTTGATAACTTGGTGCGCACAGCACAGGCACAGCGAGCAGAGAAAGCTACACAGCCAACCGAAGAAGTTGCCGCTCCTGTTGTTGAGCCCGCTGCCCCTGTTGAGCCCGTTGCCCCTGTTGAGCCCGTTGCTCCCGCTGCCAAAAAAGCTGCCCCTGTAACAAAGAAAAAACCACCTGAGGTTAAAAAGTTTGTTGAGGACAAACTAGCCTTTAGAAACAAACCGCTGCCCGACAAAGTATATCAAGAGTTAGCTGCACTTAAAGCGGCCACGTCACCACAAGAAGAAGCTACTTCTGGTAGACAAGTATTGGCTAACTACTTACACGCCTATTCAACTCCTGAAGGTGCTATTGCCGCTATAGCTGCTGAATCTAATGTTGGCTATACGGTACGCGAAAATGAAAAGTTAGCTGCGACCTTAGCAGACGTACAAAAAGCTAGGACGTATATAAATAACAACATGGGCGCGCCCGTGAAAAAAGCGTTCAAAGCAAACGAAGACTTGGTGGCGACCGAGCTTGCTTCTATAAAGCGTAGAAACGCCAAGGAAAAGAAAGACGCCGAAGTGCGCAAGGTAAGCGAGCTTGGGCGTAGCAAAACAGAAAAAGAACTTAGCAAGGCGGTAAACAAAGACGCATTAAAAGTTGATCGTAAGCTAAAACAAGAAAAAAAGAAACTGGTTGGCGAAACTCCTGAGCAAACAGCTAAGCGCATAAAGGACGAAGAAAAAGCAAGGCTGGACGAAGAAGCTGAAGCCGTTGCGGACTTAGAGGAGCAGGCAGAGCAAGAAGGAACTGTTGGTTACGTTGCGGCGGTTATAAGAAACGCACAAACTATCGCAGAAAAAGCGGAAGCGGAGCTAGGCCCAGCAGCGCGAAGCAGCGAGTGGGTGAACTTTATTGCTAGCCTACCACAGACAAAGCAGAAGACCTTCTTAGACAGCTACACACGCATAGCCAAAGAAAACCCTAACTTAATCCCCGAGTCTATTCGGGCGAGAGTCCTTGCCGAGAACAATAAGATTCTTTCGAAGAAAGATCAAAAGCGCGCAATAAAGTTTGGGGAGAAGTTCCTGTTAGAAACGCCTGAGTACCAAGGCCCTGATTTAGCGCCAGAAACAATAGAGCTGGTTTCAGAGGGTGACTTGCAAGGTGCGGTCAAGGCGGTTATTACCGCCCGAAACAAGCGTGGTGACGACAAAGCAATTACTAACCTAATAGCCCGCATAAACAGCAAGCTAGGCAGCACGTCAGTTGCACTAGACGGCCCCGGTGTAAGAACGCAGAACCTTGATCCGTTGCCCGCAGAAGCCCTTGAGGTCCAAGCAGGCGTTGAAGGTAAGAGCGCTGTTGAAGTAGCTAAGTTCATAGCTAAGAACGCACCAAGTAAAGACCTACGAGTTATTGCCGCCGCAATACAGAACCGGCTTAGTGCTTACGAAAAAGCTGGCATGCCAGTAGACTTTAAGGTGATCCACTTAGGGGACAAAATTCCAGCAAGCATGGGTGGCGTTAGGGGCTTCCAAGAAACTCAAGTTAGTCCAAAGGACGTGTCTTTATTTGTAAGGGTAAACGGGGCTGACGTAACTGGTAAAGTTGGCACGTCGTACGAAGTAGTAACGCACGAGTTATTTCATGCCGTAACTACCCTCAACATAAGGAACATAGGCGAGCTTAATAGCCCAGAGACAAACCAAGCTGTGTCAGAGTTGAACGCAGTTAGAAACTTCGTAGTAGATAACTACAACAAAAAAGTAAAAGGTAAAAGAAAGTTATCCCCTATGGAGCAAAGCGCGTTTGAAGGGCGCAATAACTTTTTAGATAACCCTCGAGAGTTTGCTACTTGGGCCATGACAAACCGCGGTGCTGCGGAATACCTAGATACAATACCTTATGAAAATACCACTGCCCTTACAGCCTTTGTGCGGGCAATGCGCAAGTTGTTCGGACTAGAAACAACACAGAACACAGCGCTTACTGAGGTAATAAAAGTTACCGAAGTCTTGCTAGGTAAGAAGGCCGTTGCCGCCGCTATGCGGACAGCACAAAAAGTAGAAGGTGCAGGTTACTCGGCCACTACCTTACCCAACATGGCTAGCGGTGCATACATCCCGGGCCTGAACACGGTGGTCCTTAAAACCACTACCGGTCTAAACGAGCACACCCTGCTGCACGAGTCTGGGCACGCGGCGCTTGCGCAGGTGCTGAATAACCGAGAGCACCCCACAACTAAAAAGTTCATCGAGTTCTTCGACGAGATAAAGACTCGAATGGGTGGTGCTTATGGTGGTAGAGACATACAGGAGTTTGCTGCTGAGGTTGTAAGCAACGGCGAATTTCAAGCACTGCTAAAAGAAATTAAAGCGCCTAAGAGTGAGAATATGTTCGTGCGTATTCTCGAGGTTATTGCTGAGTTCTTCGGTCTGCGTAAAAGTGACACTGCGTACGACACAGCGCTTAAGTTCTTAAATGATCTTCTGGATGTATCTCAAGGTATAGAGCCCACTCTTGCCGAAACTTTGTATCTAGGCAGTGGCAAAGTAGACGAGGTTATGGACGACATATCTAAGTCCTTCCTCGACCGTAACACTGACGATGCACTAAACAAGCTTTCCCGCGTCAAAGACGACAAGGCAAGGGTATGGGCGCTAGGCACTTCCAGCCTTGGCAACATGCAAAATATGTTCGGCGAAACTGCGGCTCGTTACAGAGGCAAAAACCCCCTGCCCATAGGCACCCTGCTGGCAGGCATAGAAAGGAAACGCGGTGAGGTCAACACGGCCATAGACCGTACAAGCAAGAACATTCGGACCATGTCTAAAGCCGAGCGTGAAGCTACCCCTGCGCAGCGCAAAGCATTTAACAACCTCGCTATAGATTCTCGACTCGAGGGCGTTGACATATTTAAACCCGAGCCTAAAAACGCTAAGGGCAAGGAAAGTTACAGGAAGCTAAAAAACCGATACAACAACTTGCCTAAGGGCCTACAAGACGCATACAAAACTTTACGCGGAGAACTCGACGCTTTCCTTACCGAGTACGTGGAGCTTATTAGCGAGCTACTCCCCGCAACAGCTGCGTCTAACTTAATGAAAGATTTTGCCCAGCTGGAAGGGGTTACTGCCTATGTGCCCTTTGAACGCGACGGCGAATACTGGATTGACTACCTAGACCCAGACAACCTTAACGCCAAAGGCGAACCAAAAAGAACGCCAAGGGCGTTGGCTAGTCCTAGAGAAAGAGAGCAGGCCATCGCAGAGCTGCGGGCTAAGCACGGGGCAAACTTTGAAATTCAGCAGTACGACAACATAAACTCTATGAGCGTACCTAAGGGGCTTCCAGAAGGGCAGTTTGTCACTAAGCTCGTAGGAGAAATGCGCAACAACGGCGTGGATGAGAAAGTAGTCGAGCAAGTGTACCAGCAGTACATCTCTATGTTCCCAGAAAAGTCGTTAATGCAGCAGTTTAAAAAGTCCATGAACCTGCCGGGTATGGATGCTGACATCATTACGGCTTACTCCAACGTCGCTATTAAGTGGGCTAATAAAATAGCTAACACCCGTTTCAACCCGCAAATAGAAAATGCTATGAGCGAAATACGCAGGGTGGCCAAGGAGTACCACGGCAAAGATAAGAACATGACTGCCGCTGCTAAAGCGTTGACTATGCAAGAAGACTTCTTCCTTAACCCGAGAGTTTCTCCTCTTGCCGCTAAACTTACTTTTGCCAGCTACCTTGAGTACATAGTTGGTAGCGTATCGTCCGCGGTGGTCAACCTTACTGGTTTGGTGTTTATGGTAACACCTATGTTGGGTGCACGGACCACTTACCCTGCTGCTACCAGCGCGTTGCAAGCTGCGGGTATAACGGCGACAAAAGACTGGGGCACTATAGCTAAGTACAAAAACATGTACACCGCGCTAGATAATCGCGGACTGCTAAAGCACACGGTTGCGAGGGAAGCGTTGGAGCGGGGCAAAACAAAAGCCAAAGACTTTGACGGCGTGTTCTACAAGACGGTGGAGTTTCTTTCTACTCCGTTCGCTAAGAGTGAGCAGTACATGCGGTCAGCCACCGCTATAGCCGCGTATGACTTAGCCTTGCAATACGGTATACCCTCAGAGAATGTACCTGCTAACAACGAGCAAGCAGCAATTGATTTCGCAGCTAAGATGGTGCGTGACGCGCACACCGGTGGTATGGCAGAAACAATGCCTAGGTGGATGCAAAACGATTTCGGGCGTGTAATTTGGACGTTTAAAAACATCGTGTTCCAGCAAGCCTACGTCTTGGGCACAGCTATGAAACAGGCGTTTATAGACTCTGACTTGCCCCCAGAAGTAAAGCGCGCGGCAATCCGACAAGTAATTGGTACTTACGGGCTAAGCTTTGCCATCCTAGGCGCTAAAGGTCTGCCGTTCTTTGGGTTGACTACGACGCTAATGCACATAATCGAGATGTTAATACCCGACGATGACGATGAGCCGTACAACCCACGAGTGCAAATGCAAGATACTTTCGGCGACTTCTTCTACCAAGGCGTTATTGGCTCCTTGTTAAACGTAGACGTAAGCACGCGAGCAGCGTTGGCCAACGACATACTGTGGCGGGATGACCCTAAGAGCATAGAAGATTATGGCTATGTGCGTACTATGCTGTTTAATTTGGCTGGGCCTATGGGGTCATACGCACTAGGCGTCGAACGTGCGGTCACAGAAGACTTCCCTGCGGGCAGGTATATGCGGGGATTTGAAAACGTGTCGCCTACGTTTGTTCGCAACGGGTTGAAGTCTTGGCGTTATATGGTAGATGGTGCACGCAACAGGGACGGTGACCCGATAGACACCGACATCAACACATGGAACTTGGTAACACAAGCTATTGGCTTTACCCCTGCTGATTTGTCTAATACTTACGAGCAGCGTTCGGCGGCTAAAAACTTTGAGAATAAGGTGCTGGCAAGAAAACAGCGCATACTTAATAAGTACAAAGCGGCTAAGAAAATGGGCAACACACAGTTGCAGCAGGAGGCGGTGCGGGAGGCTAGAGAGTTTAGGAAGCAGTTCCCCACTCTTATGGACGACAGGACGTTAGAGCGTTCGTGGAATGCCAGTGTTCGCGTAGACCGAGAAGATACCGTTGCGGGTATTACCTTCACTAAGGGCCTACGCTACATGACTGACGACTTCTTCGAATAGATTACATCCGCCAGATGCGGATGCCTTGGACCCCGTCCTCTATAACGACCTTACGTACAGTTTTGTATTTTAGTCGTTTTAGGGTCGGGGCTATTTCTTTCCAAGCACCGTATGGTTCTCGGCAGGGTATAAAAAACGAGTACCCCACCTTAAACTTTTTCCAGTCTACCTCGTACCTAATCTTCTCCACTTGCATCGTCTGCGCTCGCTTCCACCATTACTTCCATATCCACAAAATCTGGGTGAGAAGTATTAAACACTAGGCACCGAGTAGCGGGCGACATAATGCTGCTACCCTTACCTAAACGTTTGTTGTCTGATTTTAGCATGATGCCGCAAGTTTCTAGCTGGGTCAGAGTATCTTTGTAGTTTATCTGTATATCCACGCAGTCAGCTTTAAACGCCTTAGACGCTATATACATTTTGTGGGTGTCAGGCTCGTAACGCATAAGCAGTGCGCCCTTAGGCAAAAGCTCTGGGTACTTGCTCTTGTTGGTGCGCTTATCAACACCGTCTTCTACTACCAGTAGGTTATTGTGGTGCCTGTTTATGAAGTCGCCTATGATTGCGCTTGGGTTACTTACTGGGGCCTGCGTGTCTTTCCTCATGTCTAACATTACCTTAGAGACTTCTTTGTAGATGTTGTTGAGGTTCCAGTCTTGTAGTAGTCCAATTCTGTTTGCTACCGTGCCAGCCGCCATGTTAACTGCGAAAACTGCTGACCAGTTGCGCTCTCTTTGGCTAAGGCGTAGCTCCTTATCTATCTTTGCCTGTAGCGTAAGCACTAAGTCTATTACCTCTTCTAAGTTAGCCAATACGTATTGTATAAACTTCTCCCCAGCAACCCCGTAATTATTAACCAGCATGTGGTCTAGCAAATCTTTACCCTCCTGTGTGGATATAACAGGCTCCGCCAGCCGAGGAACTTTAAACTCCAGCAGGCGCATCATCTCGCCGTCAGCGTTGTTTTTAATTTGCCCTAACTTTTCGTAAAAGGATGCGTTGGAACTAGCGATAGAAATAGTACGCCAAGTCACGGTGTTCTCACGCAGCTCGTTAGCATTAGCCTTTGCTTTGTCTTTGCCTCTGCCCTGCGAGTAGGCATACAGCGTCCTAGACGCGTCGATCGGGCTCATGTTTGTTATTTCGTCTAGGCTGTTAACTATGTTATTTAGAAAACCTACCTTTAATATCTTACCTACGTCAGTATCTTCTGGCGTACCGAGCAGCATTTCAGGATCACCGAACACGCTATTAGCCATGCGCAAGATGGTGGTCTTACCTGTTCCAGAGTCAGGGTGGATGAAGTTTATAACCGCACCCTTCTGACCGGTAAACTTTAGTAGTGGCGCACCAAAACCAGACAGTGCGCCAAACGCTTGTATCTCTAGCCCCGGGCGTCCGTATAGGGAGAAAACTTTTATCCAGTTTTCTAACGTGCCCTTTGGCTGGAAGTACGGCACCATATTGGCTAGGGAACTGGCAGGGGGGCTGTGGTAAACGCCCGTCGCTGTTATTTCTCTGTCGCCTACAATAAAAGAGCTGTCGTTATCAGCCCATCCAAACTGTGTTCTCATAGCTTTTGCCTTCTCTAAAATTTGATGTTCTTGTATGGCTCTTAACAAGTACTCAGATATGTATTTGTAGCGCGTCTCGTTGCCGATAACGCCGTGCTTGGCAAGCGCCTTACGTAGTTCACTGCGATCAGTAATCTGCATATTCGTTAAAACAAACTCTTCTACCCCGTCCATAGGCAGGTGGTGTTTAAGTACTGCCACGTAGCCCTGAACTGGGTCCTTCATAAGTTTTATTATGTACAGGTCCTTGTCGTAAACCAGCTTAGGCCCAGTAGCTTCTTCGTCGTCTTCAGAGTCTGTCTCTAAATACACCCCACCTTTAGCGGCAAGGAAGTAACCATCAGGCATTACTAACGCTGGAGTAGCCGTCGGGGTCGTCTGAGTTTCTAGTCCAACTTCAGGCTCTTCAAAAACCGGCGGACTCTTCGCCCTAGCAATTGTCCTCCCTAAAGAAATAGGGGATTTTATCTTGCCTTTATGCGGGCAGCCTGCACACCCGTCGGGGTTATTAGCCTCGAACTCCGAGCAAGAATGCGGACCTTTTATGCCCGATACTTTCTTCTCCACCAGACCGTGGTCGTAGTCTGGGTGCCCCTCAGACAGCTTGTGTATAGCCACATTACGGTCCGAGCAGAAGGCAGCGACAGACAGTGCGTCGAACCAACGCGGTTCAGCAAGCGTAGCCCTATCCGTATAGCAGGATGCTAATTGGGCGCACCCTTTGCCCTCCCCACTAAGCTGCATTATCTTGGAGAAAACCGACTCGGTATTCCGCATAAGCGACTTACCCATTGCGGACATGGGACGCCTAGGCTTTATGGTATGCCCTTCAACCACACCCAATATGTCTCGTATCTTCTCGAAGGGTATCGGGTCTATCGTCGAGATTATCTTAACGGGCTTCGGTTCTACGCCATCTATGTCGCCTTTAAAATTAAACGAGTTAAGCGGGCGCAGTACGCGAGAGCTTTCCAACACCTTAGTGTCTATGTAAAACTTTTTTTCTATACACAGCTGCCTGAGTCTTTTAACCACGGGTGTCCATTCATCTCTGGGTACATCCTCAGTTAAAGGCCAGTATGCGTGTAGTCCGTTGCCTGAGTTAACTAGCATCGGCTTAGGGAGCCCAACATCCACACAGAACTTGCGAAGGGCGACTAACCCATCTTGCTGTGTCTCGTACCCACTAGGTCTGCCGGTTGTCTCGTCAGATAAAGACTTGTTTGGGCCGCAGTCTATGTCTAGCCAATAGGACTTAAGAGACTCGACATTTTCTTGTGTACGGCTCTTGCCGTCTTTGAATTTACCGAGGCCAAAAAACACGCACCACCTTTTAGCCACATAGTCTGCTATGAGCGCGTCTAGTTCTTCTCTGGTCTCCACCATTAACTGACGCGATCTAATTTTATCTTTGACCGCAAGAAAACCGTACCACCCACCTTGCGGGCGAACTAGGTCTATGAGGTCTGCGTTTTCCATGCGCCTATTGCTCCAGCTTAGCTATTAGTTTTTCTATCTTCTTCGCTACTGGGGCTTTAGGGGTAGAAATACCCGCAAACCAGTTATAGACAGTTTGACGACTGACGCTTAATTTCTTAGCTACCTCAGCAACGGGCACATCATTTCTAATGCACACCGTGCCAAGGTAAACGCCAAGAAGTTTCTTATCGGCAGCCCTGTTTAACTCTGAAAGTTTTAGGCTATATCCGTAAGTCATTAGGCGTCGTCACTCCCCCACTCGTTAACAATATCCGCTAGCGGGTCTTTGTCGTCGCTGTCCGCTGGGGCTGGCTTTTTCTTAGTGCGCTTGACCGGCTCAGCAACTTCCTCTACCTCATCTTCGTCTTCAGGCTCTTCGGAGCGCTTTATGGCAGGGGCAGGCTTGTTCTCGAGCTTAGGTGTTTTAGCTACGCCGTCTGTCTGGGCAACAGTAAGCTTGGTGTACATCTCTGTCTCTGGCTTTTCTTGCGCGGCCAAGACCAGTTCGTACTCAGCGTCGCTTACTTCGCGTACTGGGGAGAACACTAATTCCATAGTCTCTGCGTTGCTGTCGAAGCTTATGTTTGTTACCACCAGATCAGGCGACATGTTGTTGTTTACTAGAAACTTAACGTAGCTCTCGAACGGATGCACGTTGCCTACGCCCTTGCCAAACAAAGACTTAGCAGGGATATTGAACTGGTACACCGTGCCTGAGTCGTCGCCTTCTAACAGCAAAGAAACGCGGCGCTGATACCGGCAAGCCTTACCACCGTTCTCACCAGAGCCTTTTACGTTATTCGGGCAGTCTGCGCAGTTGCTATGCTGCGGGTCAGCCGCACCTTGCTCGGGCTTATCGCCGTTGTTAGACCAGCAGTTAGGCAGCGTGGCTTCCTTGTTAGGGTCGAACTTTTCTTTGTAGAAGATACGTGACACGTCAGTCAGCATACCAACTACGACAGCGTTAAACTCGCCGCGGATAGCATTACCTACCTGCTCGCCGTTCACCATCTTCTTAAACGTGCCGTTGATATTGGCTTGGATTCTTCGGCTGTTGCTTGAGGACTTGGCTAGCTTCTGAGAGAGCGCGCTTTGTCGGTTGCTGGTGGCTACGCCAGTTTGTTGTGTAAAAATCGAAACGTCGGTACTCATTATTATCTTCCTATTTCTTAGTTGGTTTACGTATAGAGACGGCATACTTACGGTCGGATTGCAGTCCGATGGGCAGCGCGTCTGGGTTTTCTTCGAGGAACTCTCGCATGTTTCCGTTATGGATTCTTTTTTCTAGCAGATGATAAGCGTCATTTTCGGCAATGAACTTATACATACGGTCCCAGTCACTGGTCCAGTAAGAGGAATACACCCTACGAGTTACTGTACCAAACGGGGTCTTGATGCCGTCTAAGTCTTCTTCGGCACACATTTCTAGTAGCTTATTGGAGATGAGCTCCTGCTTCGCTTTAAGCTCTTTTATTTCGTCGTCTTTTTCTTGGATGGTGTTTCGTAGCTTTATGTACGCAGCCACCATCTTTCCCGCTGTGCTGTCTTCCATTGCTCCTTCCTTTTTGTAAGAGGGACAACGAGTCTAGCACCTGTATAGACAATGTCAACTTTTTTATTCGACTTCTTTTCTATACAGCTCCACAATTTTAGTGTGGTTGAGCACGTTGGTCTTGAGCATAGAATATATCTTAGCCTCAACCTCACTGCCCTGTATGTGCACGATAGTCATGCTGTGCTTTTGGCCCGGCCTGTCTATACGGGCGTTCGCTTGGAGGTAAGTCTCCACGCTTGTAACCGGCGCGTACCAAATAATAGTATCGGCGGCGGTAAGGGTCAGACCGTGAGATGCGGCCTGTGGTTGGATGATTAGCACCTGCGGGTTCGGCGTTGTCTGGAAGTCTTGGAATATCTTGCTTCTGTTATTCAAGGAGACTTTACCAGAGATAATTTCCGACGGTATTTTGTTCTTGTCTAGGAACTCTTTTAGCAAGTCTATGGTGTGAGTGAACGGTACAAAAACCAATACTTTATTTGAGGATTCGTTAATAACCTCAAGTACTACATTAAGTCTGTTTTTCACATCGAACTGTATAACCTCCCCATCATCCGTGTAGACCGCACCCCCTGATATTTGCAAGAGCTTGTTCAGGTTAGTCGCCGCATTTACCGAGGTGACCTGCTCTCCCGCTGCCTGCATAGTCATTTGTTTCTTAAGCAGCTTGTAGTATTTATCTTGCTGCGGTGTCAGCGGTGCCTCTCTGTCTACAGCGACTACGGACGGAAGGTCTAGGCACTGGTCTTTCTCGAAGCGTATAGCGGGCTGCAACACGTTATGAACTACCTTGTCCGCTCCCGGCTTTGGTCGCCATATATATTGCGAGACCTTATACATGACTGCATCTCTATAAGGGGTGTAGTACTTGGGCACCCTGTGTGGACTTACCAGTTTAGCCAGCCCGTAAGCATCGAGTGGGGACTGCGCTGCGGGAGTACCTGTCAGCATCCAGAGTCTTTCGACGCCTTTCACTAAGTCCCTTAGTGTCTTCCACCTGTTGGTCTGCGAGTTCTTGTATGCGTTGGCCTCGTCCACTACGATCAAGTCAAAGCCACCCTTCGTAATGGTGTCCTCTACTACAGCCACACCATCGAAGTTTATTATTACGAAATCACAACCAGCGTTTATTATTTTCCTGCGCCTATCGGCAGAGCCGTGGGCTACCGAGCAGCTACGGTGCATAGCAAACTTAAACAGGTCTTCCTGCCACGCCGACTTCATAATAGACAGCGGGCATATAACTAACACGCGCTTTACCAACCCGAGTTTCATAAGGTAATCAACTGCCCAGATAACAGAGGCGGTTTTACCAGTACCTGCTTCGTTAAAGCAAAAAGCTTTTTTGTACAGGCTTAAGAACGCAGCGGTAGTTTTTTGGTGGTCGAAGGGCGTAAGTTTGCCCGTCCACTGGTAGTCCCTAATCATCGGAGACGGCACGTCTTTAGCGCCTATCTCAGCAAGGGCGGCTGCCTCTTCAAACTCCCAGTCCACAGAAAGCTCTACCAGTTCACCGTCTGTGCTTAGTGTCTTACAGTTTTGTATCTTGCTCGTTACCAACTCTGGGCGACGGGTTTTTAACACTAGCGACTTCTCGTTGACTATCTTCATGCTTTGCTCGGCTTCTTCTTTCGCTCGCGCGTGCTAGTCTCAGACACTAGGTTGCCCTTAGAGTCGCGCTTAAAAGAACGGTTGCGGCTTGCAGTCTCTACCTTAGTGCCGTCAGAGTTCTTGCCGCCTTTATCCATAGCTTTCTTGTGGGCTACGTCGTTACCGTCGCCCTTGGACACCTTGCCTTCCCGCTCAGCTTTGCGTCGAGCCGCGTTGCGCGCAGCACGCTTTTTCTTCTGCTCTTCCGTGCCTTGGTACTTGGCATACTCAGCTTTGTAGTCTCGTTTTTTGGTCATCGTCTTGTCCTATGGTGTTCACATGAAGTTACTGGGCACCAACCACACAGCGGCCCACTGATTGCATTCCATACATCGTTTTCCTGTGCGCAGTCTAACCGCTCAAGCTCGGAGTCGAAGGTAGCAAAGTACTCGTCCCTGTTCTCTACGGTATGCTCTTTCTGCACAAACTCTTTACTTACCACAAAAACCAAGGCGGATTTTATTTTCTTAACCTCGGGGAAGTGCGTGAAGATTGCAGCGGCAACTAAGTCTAGTTGCTTAGTATCCGCGTACCTCGCATTTTTGCTGGTCTTATAGTCTACAGAGTGGGCGGTGTCCCCGTTTATAATTACTAAGTCCGCCACACCGCGCCACCACACATCCTTTGCAAAGAAGGTAGTAGGTGTATACCCCTTGTCGCTTTTGGCGACGCCCAACTTAAGTTCACAATGTTTCTCGCCTTCTATTTTATTTAGGGCGTCTAGCACGTTGTTCATAAAGGCAAACTTTTTAGGTACTTCCACGCCGTCTCTTATAAACTCTTCCGCAGCAGTGTGCACCTCTTGCCCATACACCGTCGCTTCGCTACCGGAGTCCTTAATATCCTTAGCTACTTTTAAATGGTAGTACTTTTTAGGGCACTGCTTAAATGTACTGATGCTACTGTAAGACCACGCTGTCATAGTAAACCCTTCTCTTTGAGTATTTCGTAGTTTGCTTTGTGGGCGTCGTCTATTTCTTGTTTGTTCTGCCCCATGTAAGGTACGGCAAGGTGTTCGGATACTAGTGCCGTGTTAATGGTTAAGTCGCCTGCTATCTTTATCGTGCCGAGGTATCGTCCGAACTTATCTTTCTCTCGGGTGTTGAGCTTGTAGCTTCCATCGACGTGTAACATGTTCTCGACGAATTTCTTTGCCAAGAGTCCGGCAGCTTTCTCTTCATCATCTCTCGTGCGGCACTCTGGAGTATCGACACCGTACAAACGAATGCGCTCGTCAACACGCCAAGTACCAAAGCCAAGATCAATATCCACATCCACGGTGTCGCCATCGACCACTCTCCTTATCTTGCAGTTGTACTCGTACATTTAAACTCCCAGTTTTTCTAGTTCGTTTTCGCTTATTGGGTAATGCTTGAGTAGCCGCCTTGCTTCTTCGCGTACCTTTTTTGGTACTCTTGGTGTGGCTCTCGGGTTGCATAGGTCTAGCAAGAAGTCCTTGGTGTACAGGATAGCCCTGCGTCTTTCGTCTGGTAGGGTCATGATTTTGCTATCTTCCAAGCGTGGTTGATTAGATGCACAGTGCTCTGGCATGAAGAGCATAGCCCGTCTTTTTCTTTTTCTTTGCCTTTACCGCAGACTTCGCAGCGGCGTAATACGTTGTGTGGTTTGCGCGGCACGGTAGCTTCTGGGTTGTACACTACTTTCCCCCCTTGCTCGGTATGAACCCACCTAGTGTTCTTTTTGTAGGGTCAGTGATCGAGTCGTGGCTATAAATCTTATCGAACTTTCGTTTGTAAGTGGGCTTGCCGTCAGGGTTAACCGTTGTGTAGGCATTCCTCGGGCACTGGGTTATCTTGCCACCTTTGGCTAGGTACTGCTTAATATCTTCCGCTATTCTTTCCCGTTCTTGCTCTTTTTGCTCGGGGGTCAGCACGTCGATTTTTGTCGTGGTCATCAGTTAACGCCTTTGTAGAACACATGCTTGTGTATCTTGGTTGTAACTTCTCCGGTGTACGCCCACTGTGGGAACACCTTGGTGCTATGGTAATGCGTGGCGTTATTAGTTTCGTCTTCCACCCTACCACTGAGCCACGCTATGTAGAGTGCGTTGTACCATGCTTGCTTGTTGCGCGGCGTGTCGCTCTTGCCGTCGCAGTAAAAACTAAACTGGCACTTGTTTCTTACTGGGTGTCCGTTCCAGTAGTAGCCTTGCTTAACTACATCACACGCATTGTCTGGGTAACGTGCGTCTTCAATTCGGTTTCGTATTACTTGGGCTACTGCAATCTGCCCCTCGCTCGGTTCTCCCCGAGCCTCAAAGTATACTGCGACTGCCATGCACATAAGTGAAGTGAACATAGTCGCCTCCTTTTTATTTTCTATATATTCTTCCACCAAAAATGAGGAAATGATTATCGTCTATACTGACTTGTTTCGCCCCTTGGTGGCAGCGCACATAAACCCACTTTGGAGTTGTTATATTTAATTCTCTAAGTGCATGACACAATAGCAAGTTGTATTTATCTAGCTCGCGGTGAACCAATTCTCCGCTTGCCTCCTCCATAAAAAACTTATATCCAGCTATGCGTTCGGCCCCCATATTTTTTACCAAATCCCATGGGTCTAAGCGCTCGCCGTGTATTTCCTCTCTGGATAGCGGCCTAAACGAGTTAGTCGCTGTGAGCCTGCGCCCTGACCCATCCGTTCTTGCATACGCTGTTGGCATAGGGTTCTCCTAGTCACCCAAGTCGTGGGCTGCTTTTTCTTTGTTGCAAACCAAACACAGGTCGAAGGCGTCGTAAAAGGGTTTGCTACATGCCGGATTAGTGGGGGAGACTACCTCTAGCAAAACACCGGAGGTTTTCTCTACTTGCTTGGCAGTTAAAAGCTCTATTCGGTTAGGCTCTGTCTCTACCACATGTATTTTTCGGTTCTGGCGTTTAGCTAAAAACTCTGCCTCTTCTATGGCAGCAAGTGGATCAGTGAAGTACGACATCAGGCACCTCGTATTCGTAGTTAACCGCGCCTTCGCCTCGGTCAATCATTACCGCGCCGTTGCTGACGTGGAACTTAAGAGCCGTTCTAGTGTGCGGGGACATTGTGATTACTGCGTCAGCCTCTGGGTACATTATGGGAACTGCCTCCAGTAGGTTGTTAATTAGGTTGCGCCCGTGTCCTCTCTGGTAAGACCAAATAGTGTAAGGGCAAACAACCGTACCCAGCTCTCCTTCGGATACTTCCTCTAGCGTATCTTCTAGTTCTTGTGTAGAGCCGGAGGCGATTAGCTTTAGTTGGTACTCGTCCTGTGGAATGAACTTACACACTACCACACAGACCACTGCGGCTATCTCGCCTGTCTCTTCGTTGATCTCTGCAAACACGGCAAAGGGTTCGTCGAAGCGTATACGGTTGTCGCTGAACAAAGTTTTGCGCACGGGGTCATCTTCTATAAGGTACAAGTGATCGTACGCGTTGCACTTAATCAGCATCTTCGAACTCCTGAAGTATAGCTTCCAGTTTTTCTACCGCTTCGGTTGCCCGCTGCACCATAGCCATAAGCTCTTCGGCATCTTCGCCATCTACTTCTATTGTTATCTTCATTTTACGTTGTGTATCTCGATCAGCAGGTCGATGCAGTGCTTGGCTTTTTCTAAGTCAGACAGCGGCTGCCCCTTAAGTTTCCAACGAGTAATGTACTTAACCACGTTACCCTCTAGTAGAGACAAGCCGTTCTTCTCTGCATACTCCGCAGGTTGGATCGCCATGTTCTTATAGTGTGTCCCGCCCGTCTGTTTCTGTAGTGGCGTCTCCGTCACTGGGTCGGTCGGCTTTGCCATCTGTGCTGTTATCATCCGCTTCCTTCTCCTGTTCTGGTTTCTTAAAGATTTTTGCCCAGTTCTCCCCGAACTCGTGCAGGGGGACGAACGTGGGTCTACGCCTGCTACCTTTTCCACTCATTACTCTTCCTCTTGCTCCATCTGGTCGGCTAGATACTCTTGCCGCGCTTGCTCTCTGTCGTACGGGTCAACATAATCTTCTTCGGTTCTTGTCAAAAACCGATCTAGGTCAACCATTACTGGGTCTTTATCATTCATTTGCATGCCCCTTACTTTTTTGACGCAGCTTATTTATTACTGCGCTGTTGGTTGTTAAGCCGACGGCTGTTTTCCAATCACTTTTGACGCTGATGTCCTTGCTCATAACCACAATAGTCGAGTCGGGGGTGTCCACCGCTTGATGCAACTCATAACCATCGGCATACATTTTGTCCAAGTAACTTTCCAATTTATCGTGGGCAACGTGCTTTAGTGACCACTCAACATCTTTAACAATGCTCATAGATATTCTCCAATATTAGTAAAGGCCCGTAGCGTGGGCTAACCGGTGTACACACAATCTGGAGAACCCCCCTTTCTGTGCGAGGGTAAGACAAGGAGTTTGTTGTACACTGTGGGTGTTTTATTGAACATGTCCACCGCCCACTGGGACATCGGTCGGGTACCCCCAACCCATCTAACACTCTCCGTAAGAGGCTCCAAAACCACCTTCACAATCCAAAGGCAGCTCTTCTGCCCAATCAGGGGTTTGCTTCATGCAGGCGTAGATAAACTCCATCGCCTCCTCCGCTTCTTCCTCCTTAGCGACCGCACCCACGGCATCATGCACGGTCATAACAACCTTGTACTTCTTGGCTATAAGCAGTAAGTGGTGCCCGATTATTAACCTCGCTAAGGCTTGGCACAAGTTCTCCACAACTTTTCCACCGTATATTCGGTTGGGTATGACTGACCTGCCGCGCTTAGTGTCGTACACGTATTCTTTACGCTTGGTCTCTTCGTCTGTCTGCTCTCGTAGGTTGGGGTACTGTATATACAACCCATTGGGGAGTTTTATACCGTCTTTACCCTGCACTTCGAGCAGGTCGCCCCTACCTAACTTCACCGTTTTGTCTTTCACCATGGCGTCAAGCGCGTCGTTGCAAGTGCGCCACAGCTTAGTAATAGAGGGGTTCTCTTTACGGTATATCTGTATGATCCTGTCGCACTCGTCCTGCTCTAGCTCCACACCCATGGACTTTAGCTGCGCTTTAAACTTAGCAGCTCCCATGCCGTAGCCGCACCCGAGTATCGTCGTCTTACCTATGAACCGCTCACCCTTGTCTATTTCTTCTTCGGGTTTGCCGTATATAGAAGACGCCATCACCTTGTACACATCGTCCCCTGCCGCAAACGTATCGACCAGATTATCCTGTTCTGCGAGCCAAGCCAAGGTCCTAGCCTCGATCTGTGAGGAGTCGCAGTCTAAAAATACGTACCCTTGGGGGGCTAACATAGCGTTTTTAAGTATCGACCCACGGGGCAGATTCTGCATGTTTATCTTGTCGTCCCCGCCCCAACGCCCTGTATGAGCAGCGTAGTATCGTAGCGGGATAGGCAGTGTGCCTCTGTTACCAATGGCAATGAACCGTGCCGTGCGGGTCTCGTCGATCGTGGACTTTACCCCAAGCCGAGCGCCCACCAGTATCTGCACTATGGGGTTGGGGTGCTCCTTAAGTGCTTGAAAAGCCTCATCTGTTTTGGCGAAAGCCAAGGTTTCCTTGCCAGTGGTTGGACTGACCTTAACGGGGGGTACTACGCCCTGCTCTATAAGCAGCTCTGCAAACTGTGGGTTACTCATTATCTGCTCGCGTGTAACCCCCGCCTTGCCTAGCCACGCCGCCTTCTTTTCTTTCAGCTCTTCCAAGTGCCCCTCTAGCAGAAAAGACCCTACCTGCAAGACCGGCTCGGTGAACATACGCAGGGTTAAGTCTATGAGCTTGAGTTCTTGTACAGGGAAACCTTCTGCCATAAGACACTTGAACAACTTGTAAGTCAGAGCGGTGTCGTTCTTGCAGTAGCCTGCGTACGCCTCAAGGTCATCTTCATCGAAGTCCTCGCGTCGTTTGCCCAGTGCGTCGAGCACCTCGGTTCCTTTGCGTCCTATGCCGTAGTGCTCAGACAATACTTTGAGGCTGCCCCCTACTTGCGTGCCGTGAATAGCCCTAGCCATCGAAAGCGTGTCGGCTATGCGAGCGGGTTTTATACCAAAGCGCCAACTTAAAATAGCCATGTCAAACATAGCGTTATGCGCGATAGCTAAAGAGTTATCCCAGTCAAACTGGTCTAAAAATTTCTGCGTCTCTGCATGAGTTCCAGAAAACCATGTGTTAGAACTAACACTACTATCATCAACCTGAACGGAGACGCCGACGACTTCAAAGTTTTCACTGCGTATGTATTCTTCCGTTGTGAGTTTAGACAGGCTGTACTGCCTGTCGTAGTAGGTCTCGAAGTCTAGCGTTATAAAGTTCATTTTAGCAGGGCCTCTAGTTCGTCTAAGTTGTTCTCGTTTATAATGAGCGCAGTGCCTCCTGCGGAACGAATAGCGGCGATCTCTCTATCCTGCAAAGCGGTGGTTGTATTCTTCCCTGCCTTGCACTCAACCGCAAGAAACTTACCGCGCCAACAACAGACCACATCGGGAACTCCGCTGCGACCCATGCCGAAAGTGGCGGGGAAAAAATAATAGATGCCGTGAGCCTTGAGCAGCTTCACAACTTTGTCTTTGACTTTCTTCTCTGGGGTATTTGCCATGCGGCTAGTATGGGCGGGAGGGTTAACAATGTCAACCACTTTTTCGAGGCGAAAAAAAGCCCCGCACTAGGCGAGGCTTGAGGGAGGAGTTTAGGTTGAACCTAAACTGGGGGAGGGTTTTTGCATACATAGGTGGGGAACGGTAAGTTGCGCAGCACACCCACGCCTTCGATATACTCTTCAGATTTTGCTATCTTTAGCAGCGCCACAGGCTGCTTAAGTTCTTCGGGCACTGCATCAGAAAACGCCACCGCATCATCGACTAACCTAGCGTAGCCCTTGGGGGTTTTAGCTACTAGTGTGTGTTCTTCCACAAAAGAATCTGTGTCTACGTAAGCAGCTCTCGCTATTAGCTTTAGTAGTTGTTCTTGTTGATCCTGCGAAACTTCAAGAAGCTCGGGCAAAGTGCCGACTCTTTCGCTGCCCGCTTTGACGACATCTAACACCCTACTACGAAGCAAGTTTATAATTTCTGCGTCAGCGTTTTGTGCGAGTCTTGTTTCCCGCCACGCTATTTTTTGGAGTCTATCCCACAACACTTTCTCCATGGGTGTAGACTTAAAATATCTGGCGAATACTTTAACCGCGTTATCCATGCTAGCCGTCCGCGTTTTTTGGTTGCGCTTATCCACCATCTTTGGTGAATGCAGCTCGAGCACATCTTCAAAACTCAACCCACGCCCACGTATATCAACTTTAATTGTGCCTAGCTCTTCGGCGAAGTCACTCACATCTACTCGCCCACTCCCAATAACGTCGAACGTAAACTCTGGGTACGAGGGGGCAACGCGCTTAATAAACTCCTTTAGCGTTGGAGCGACGCGGAAATCATCCAACGTCCGCTCCTCGTTGTGCACGTGTCCATACCCTCTAATGACTACG